ATAAAAGATACTGACGGCAACGTAACTAATCCCCGCATCCGTGGCGAAGAGTCGTGGGTCAAAGCTAATTTTGATTATGTAGAAGCATATGTTGCGCCAACAATACCAGAGCCAACAGCAGAGGAAGAGGCACGTATGTGGCGTGATATGGAACTAGCGTTTACCGATCAAGCAAGTCAAACACCTGACTGGCCTAACCGCGCTAACATTCTAACGTATCGAACTGCACTCCGCGATTGGCCTAGTACCTCTGAATTTCCGTCAGGCACAAAGCCAACTTTGGATAGCTAAAGATGGAAATTAAACTATCGAATGTGTTGAGCCTTGTACCAATCATCGTGGTGGCTACGGGTGCTATCTTCTCATACGCCAGCCTAGACGCTATGGCAGAAGATAACGCTGAAGACATCGAAGATGTGAGCGAGCAGGTCGATAAGATTGAAGAGGAGGTTGATGAGCTTCAGCAACAGATGACTCGTAGTGAGATACAGCTAGATAACGCTGTTCAGGACTTGTCCGAAGTACGCTCAGACACCAAGGCCATCTTGAACTTGCTTCAACGTCAGCCTACTAACTAACGTGAATGGGCGACTTAATTATCGTCTTCGCGCTGATAGTCCAACTTTCGCCCGACGCGGAAGAGCAGACAGCAAGTCACTGGATTAACCAACGGCATTGCCTGAACGATGCGCGAGTACTAGCGCGTAGAGAAGACAACTTTAAGCCCGTCATTGCGTTCTGCAAGCCCGTATTTGTTGACCCGTTAAACATTAGGGTAAATGGCTGGATAAACCCAGAATCAGCGGAGAGAAGATAAGTGGCAACAGTTAAAGAAGCTATCCTTAGACTTGAGGCGCACGAGAAAGAGTGTAGCCTCCGGTACGAGAATATTGAAAACCGCCTTGAGTCCGGCACCAAACGGTTTGACCGCTTAGAAATGATGCTGTGGAGTATGTACCCGTTTATCTTGAGCGTCATAGCTTTATTCAAGTGGATGCCCCAGTGAAGAAGCCACCTGCCATTGACGCTTTTCTGTGGATTATGATTTGCCTATTATTGTTTGTCTTCGCAATAAAGTTGTGGATTGTATGACACCCAAGAAGCTAGAGCCATCCAGCAAGTACGCGAAGTACGATTTAGACGGCGACGGCACGGTTACTGACGAAGAGCTTGAACGTCATCAGCAGTTAGTAGAGCTTGAACTGCGAGAGGAGAAAGCTGACAGCCAGAAGCATATGGCGTGGGTAGCGATGGCAAGCATGGTGCTGTTTTCAGTGTTTCTTATGTTGCCCATCATGCCCGACAGCAGAGTAAACGCTTTGAGCGATCTGTTAGGATTATTTTACATTGCCCAAGCCAGTGTGTGTGGAGCGTATTTCGGAGCCACGGCCTATATGAGCAGGAAGTGATTTATGTTGGCAGAGGTGCAAGCCGCCAATGCCGCGTTTAATACGATTAAGTCTGCTTTAAAAAATGGGCGAGAGTTGTATGATGTTAGCGATAGTTGTGCCACTTATTTTAACTCAAAGTCGGTCATATCGAGGCGGGCAAACAAGAAGCGTAAGGGTAGTTATCTTGAAAACTTTATGCAACTTGAGCGTTTAAAAAAACAAGAAGAGTGGATACGCGAGTGGATGATTTACGCAGGAAGACCGGGCCTTTATGACGATTGGCTGAAGTTTCAAAGCGAGTGTAAGCGGATGAGAGCGGCGGAAGAAAGACGGCGTAGAGATGAAGCAAATAGCATTGAGGTTTTGGCGGAGAAGTGGCTGAAATGGATGGGTGCTGGTATAACAAGTGTAGGCTCCATACTGGTAACTGTTATGGAAGTTCTTAACACGGCGTAGGGGGCAAATATGTTGCAGTCTCTGGTTGGCCCAGTTGTGGGTTTGTTAGATAAGTTTATTGAAGACAAAGACGCTAAGAATGCTCTGGCGCATGAGATCAATACGATGGCTACTCGCCACGCGCAGGAACTTGCAAAAGGGCAACTGGAAGTTAACAAAGTTGAGGCCGCAAGTAGTAGTATGTTTGTAGCCGGTTGGCGACCCGCAGTTGGTTGGGTGTGCGTACTCGGTATGGCATCAAACTTTATTGTGATACCTATGGCAAACTTTGGCCTTGCATTAGCTGAGTCGGGCATTGTGATACCCTTGATCGAGACATCTACAATGATGCCGGTGTTGATGGGTATGCTTGGGTTAGGAGCTATGAGGTCTGTCGAGAAAGTACAGAGAGTGAGCAGAGAAAAATGATCTTACCTTTCCCTATGCCGCAAATTGATGATGAAGAACGTCTTCGTGTCTTAATGTTAAAGCAAAAAACAGAGATAGAAGCGCAACGTATTATAATTGAGCAGTTAAAAGAACGAGTTGATAAGCTAAATGAAGACTAGTGGCGAGGGCATAGCCCTTATTAAAAAATTTGAGGGCTGTAGGTTAGATGCGTATCAGTGTAGTGCGGGAGTATGGACAATCGGTTTTGGAACAACTAAGGGAGTTAAGGAAGGAGCTACCTGTACGCAAGACGAGGCTGAGACTTCACTTGCAGACGACTTATTTAAATTTGAAAAAATTGTACACAAACAAGTCAATGTACCTCTTCAACAGCATGAGTTCGATGCGCTCGTATCTTGGGTGTACAATCTTGGTGGAGGTAACCTTGCTGAATCTACTTTGCTGGTTCGTATCAACGACGATACTGATAGCAGCCGTGCTGATATACCCCACCAGATAAAACGTTGGAACAGGGCTGGAGGTAAGGTGTTAGACGGGTTAGTTAGACGTAGAGAAGCAGAAGCATTACTATGGCAGAACAAAGACTGGACTAAAGTGTAGGTGAGCTATGCCGCTACAAAAATTAGCCTTAAAACCCGGAGTTAACCGCGAGAATACACGGTATACGAGTGAGGGTGGATGGTACGAAAGTGATAAGGTGCGGTTCCGTCAAGGTATGCCTGAGAAGATTGGTGGGTGGGAGCGTATATCTTCTAACACTTTTCTAGGTATATGTCGGTCACTTCATTCGTGGGTGACTTTAGTTAACTTAACTATAACCAGTGTAGGGACACACCTTAAATATTACTTAGAGGATGGTGGGGCGTATTACGATATTACGCCTATACGCGCTACTGTCACGCTTACAAACCCGTTTACTACTGTTAGTGGTTCTGCGACTGTTACCGTTACTGATGCTAATGGAGGGTATAGTAACGGTGACTTTGTTACTTTTAGTGACGCTTCTGCGGCAGGGGGGCTTACACTTAACGGTGAGTTTCAGATAACTTACGCTACCGGAAATACGTACACTATTACAGCAGCTTCAACTGCTAGCTCGTCTGCTACAGGTGGCGGTACGGTCACGGCTGTATACCAAATTAATACGGGAGTATCACTAGAGTCTCCATTAGTAGGTTGGGGCGCAGGTACGTGGGGCGAAGGTACGTGGGGTAACGGGGGAGCTAGTACAGAAAGCCTTCGTATATGGAGCCAAGGTAATTTTGGAGAAGACTTAATACTTGGGTTTAGGGGCAGTCCTTTGTACTTCTGGGACGCTTCTGACGATACTCCTCTAGGAAACCCCGCTACGTTACTTAGCGCAGAGGCTGGTGCATCTAATGTACCTACAGCACAGAACATAATACTCGTATCAGATATTAACAGGTTTGTGTTTTGCTTCGGTGCTAATACGTTAGGAACTACTACACAAGACCCTATGCTTATTAGATGGTCTGACCAAGAAGATGCTACTAACTGGACACCTACGGCAACAACACAGGCAGGTGATCTTAGGCTGTCTCGTGGCTCTGAGATAATTGCAGCCGAACAAACTAGACAAGAACTGTTAGTGTGGACTGATTTCTCTGTGTACTCGTTACAGTATGTTGGCGCACCTGTTGTATGGGCAGCGCAGCTTGTAGGCGAGAACGCATCTATTATGTCTCAGAACAGCGTAGCTGTTGCCGATAACGTGGCTTACTGGTTCGGTAAAGACAAGTTCTACATGTATGATGGCGGTGTAAAAGTACTGCCTTGTAACGTAAAGCGGTACATATTTGACGACATAAACCGTGACAACATACAGCAGATATTCGGTAGTACTAACGAAGGGTTTGACGAGATATGGTGGTTCTACCCCTCTGCTAGTAGCAACACAAACGATAGGTACGTTGTATACAACTACGTGCAACAGATATGGTACTACGGTACGCTATCACGTACAGCGTGGTTAGACTCTGGTATACGAGATTTTCCTCTAGCGGCTACTAACAACAATAACTTAGTACAACACGAAGTAGGGTTAGACGATGCCGAAACTGGCACCACAGCG